AATGTTATTTCTATCCAACCCATAGTATCTCCTTAAATAAAAAGCAGACTGGGAGCATTACCCCCAGTCTGCCATTGGTTAGAAGAGAGCTATTAACTCGTCTCCGTTAATGGCTTTCTTAATGTCGCCATTACGTGCTGCATCAAGCACTTCCTCTACGTCTGATTCATCCAACGTAAGAGAAGCATCACCTGCAGTTACAAACCCACAGAATTTAACTTCTGTTTCGGTTTTAAACATAACTTTCAGGGATTTACCACCTGTTTCTTCCAACGACATCTTGTCATTGTTAAACAGGGATTTAACTTTAGCAGGGTTTAAGCCTTTGCTAGAGCTAAGATACTGAGCGGGTTCAAAGTATCGCTCGGACTCTCCCAAAGTAAATCTAAGCTTAGGTGCTTTAGATTTGTCTTCGGTTCGTTCAACTTTCTTATATTGGTTAGCTTGAACGCTCATGTTACTTCCTCCTATAGAAGAGGTTAATATTAGCTGTACCAAGGTGTTTGGTTTACAGCATCTAATAGGCGGAGCCTGAATTACAACACGCACTGCACTAAACAGAAAACAAGGGTTTTAATACGGAGAGCTTTTAGGCATAACGGCTCTCACAAGCCGTTATGCCCTTTGCCTAGGAAGGTATGTGCCTAAACGTTAGGCTGATTCTTAGCCCAGTGCACTTACTTACCGCGTGTTTCCAGCCCAGCTGAAAAACTCCGTCAGGCATTACGTACAGATCGCCGTGATCCGTAGTAAACTGGTAGGATTCTGAGCTGTAGTTGCGGGAGATGGTGATATCTGCGGAAGCTCCTAGACTAATTGTAGCTACCGCTCCGATAGTGCCGTCTTTTCTTACAAAGATCGGCTCGTTGTCGGAGTGAGCAGATAGCCCTTTATTAGTGTAGGAGTTGATTAGAAGGCTGTTGAAGTACCCGTTTGGGTATTCTAACTCTTCTTCTAGATCTCTCGCTACTGCTTGAAACTCTGCTGGCAGTGGCTGGGCTTTATGCCGTACGCCAGTGTAGCAGTAATCTACATCACCGTACCAAGTAGCGTAGTGATTGTAGTAGTTCTTATTGCAGTTGTTATCCTGCTTGATCCTATCGTTTAGCTGAGCTAAATCCTCTAGGATAGGGTAGTCTTCTAACCCTACTGTACCCGTTACGATATTTGGAACTCTTACGGTAGCTGGCTGCATCCTCTATCCTCCTGTAGTTAGTTTTTAGTTTCTACTAGGCGGAGCCAAAACTTAGGCACGAACGGCTCTTCGGAGAAACCGCTCGTGCCTTATGATTACCACCAAGAAGAATAGTAGATCTTCTTACCCTCATCGATACGCTCAAGGGCTGTACTGCAGAACAGAAGGTCATCTTCTAAATAGTAGTAATCGGAATCACTACCATAGAAGAACCCTTGTGTTTCAGGGAGATTTTTACCCTGTATTGCAGATCGCAGAGCATAAATATCCTGCTTTCTTAGCTCAACAGTTACGCAGTTGAACTCACCCTCACCACCTCGACTTCTCCAGAGCTTTTCCATATAGCCCTGAAGATTTGGGTGTTTACGCCAAGTAATAATATCCTCTTGTTCTTCCAACGCTTTATCACTACCTAACTCTGTATCGTTTTCTAGTGCAAATGCAACTTGGTCTAAGCCCATTATCTATCCTCCTAAGTTAAAAAGTTGGATAGGGACTAGGTTGTTAGCCTAGCCCTATCGTTAAAGGGTTCCCGTGGTATCCATGGGCGATCAACTCCACAGCCTTACACGGCATCACTAGCGATGTCCTGCTGAACTTAATGGATTGTTATCCCAGTTACTGTCAATTAACTCTATTACTGCTAGGGCATCATATTTGATGATTTCTGGAGTAATAGGATGGGATGCTCTTTGGTAATCCCAACCAAAGAACCATTCTGACTTATCGTCAGCATTCCAAGGGCAGTAACCAGCCCAAGTGATCTCTGGATCAGAGCTATACAAGCCCGCGTCTTCAAGCTGTTCTGTAGTCATACCAAATAAGGGATGATCGGATGGTACAGTGATATAAACACACCAGCCTGTGGCAAGATCTCCTGCTATCAGTAGATCCAATCCAGTCTCAGATTTTGCATCTGTTTGAAACTTACGCATGGTTTCCCAAACATGTTCTGGGAATACAACATGCCATCGATGACCATCGATAAAACCTGTTTGTCTACTAGGTAATTCTGTTAAGTCCTGCGATATTACTAAGTCCATAATCTATCCTCCTAAGTTAAGTGTATGGGTTTTATATTCTTTAGAATTTGGGAGCAGTTTCACGCATGCTCAGGCGTTGTGATAGCCCTACGACTGGAAGTCTCTCAACGATGGCTATCTTGTCGTTAAGTGAGGTGGTTCAGGAGGATGCCTGCCCGGACTAAACGCCTTAGAAGCAGTGCATTTGAACCACCTAATAGGCGGAGCCTAAAAACCTGATCTGCCCGCTAGGGCAGATGGTCTTTGTCAACAGGTATAGGCTTCTGAATCAGTACCCATACCAACAGTATAAGAACTGATGGTAGGGCAATGATTAAGCCTATGGTCAAACTGAAGTAGTATCCAATTTGTTTAAGCATTTTTCCTCCCAGTGTAAATAATCATATCGCCATTACAACCCATGTATGATGGGCAGCTTTCTTCTCCTACAACGCCATAACCGTCATCTAACTCTTTGGCTTCTTCTTCAGTAATTATTTCTACTCTTCCGCAAGTATCACACATGATATCTACATACTTATCCATGTCAGTCTCCTATGTAAGGATTACGTTTTAGCTTGGCTATGTCTCTTTCAGCTTGCCTAACTATTTTATTAATTCTTAGTTGATGTATTGTAATTGCCCAAATGCATTTAATTTCTTGTACAGCCTCTTTAATGTTCTTAATGCCTTCTTGTATTTCTTTATCTTCCCGTACTTGTTTACAGATTTCTTTAAACATATTTAATTTCCTTCCAAGTTTAGTTAAAGGAACAGCATGCAACCCGCTTGGTGTTACCTCTTGTTAGCTAAGCAAGTAGGTGCGGCTCAAGATCCTTTCAGCTCTGGCTTACTAGGAGTTGTCACATGCTGCTCCAGTGTTAAACATCCTAATAGGCGGAGCCAAACAAAGAAAATGCATCTCTTTCCTTCTCTTAACAATTAACAAATCTCTCTTTGCACTCTCTTACTGTGTGCCCTTATTTAATGCTTTTGAACTCTTCAAATGCTTAAGGTTGGTTTTGTGTGTCTCTTCTATGCTTAAGGTTTTAAGGATTTAAGAAAAAAAAAGAAGATCTCATTACACATGTTGGGAGATCTCCTTTAGAACCTAACAAGGAGATCCCGTACGGTCAGGTATTGGGATCTCCAGTAGCGTTAAGTTAGCTGAGTTCTGCGTCAATAGCAGCGCATTCAGCTTCCGCAATGCTGCGGTCAAACCCAAGAGCTACGAACTCTTCTATGGTTTGATGGGTCTTCATTTTGCAACGAAGATGTTGAACTTTGCGCTCCTCTTTGATGAGACCTGTAAGAGTAGCTGCACCGTGGTAAGCACCCTCAAGGGTAACTTCAGTGCCTTTACAACCTACTTCTATTGTTCTAGATACCGCGTCTAATACTTTCATGTTAAGCTCCTTTAGCTAAAGTTTATATAAGATCTCTACTAGGCGGAGCCCAATATGTGTAAAAAAGATAGTTTTATTTCAATGGGCGGGGGGTAGGCTTGGCTTGGTTCAAGCCAGCTAGTTAGTATTACGTTCGTACCTAAATTAAAAAAATCTCACGCGGGCTTTGGCCAAGACCATCTAAGTGTTTTTCCACTCGGTTTAGTGTTGCGCCAAAGCGAGTACGTGCCTGCGGCACGGACGAAGCTTGGCGCATAAGTAATATATAAATAACGGGCTCGTGCTTCTTATTCTTAGAAGGGAATTACTTCTTTAGTTACAGTAAGTTGCGGGTTTTTCATTCTCAGATCTGAGATTAAACTGCCCAGTTAAGTCTCACATATGAGATTAAACTGAAGTTAAGTATTGCATTTTGTAGTTTTTAGGTATAAATAGTAGTGGCCGGTGTAGAGCAGTTTCCCGGTGCGTTAGGTCGTGCTAATGAAAGGGGAACCTTAAGACACTAACCATGTCCTCTAGCTTAAACATCCTGCAGGGTATCTACACCGGCGCTTACTTCACTTTAGATAGGAGGAAGGATGATTCATCCAGTTAAGATTTTTGATGGGAAGGGTAATTTGTTAAGAACGGTACAGCCTATTTTTGATGCTAACCCAAAACAGACCCGGAAGTTCTTGGCGCACCCGTGTCCGGGTTGTGGGGAGAAGACGACTAAGAAGAAGTATTGTAATAATTGCATCTTGGAGAGGGAAAAGAAAACCCGCCCAGACGAGGAGGGAGCTTGAGCGGGTTTTCCATCGGGCCTCAGGCTTAGGAGGAAGAGGCTAAACAACTAGAAGGTACCACAAATAGGGAGCTAGTCAAACTAATGTTTAATAAATTTCAACTCGGGACCCCGCCAGCAACCCTTCTGGCTAGTAATAAGCTGTCTTCTGACGCGGCGCTTGTTTTATTGAAACTTATGTATCAGATTAACCGCGTGAATATGGTTGTAGGAACTCCGGTCAAGATAGCTGAGACGGCTGGGATTACCCTGCATGACTTTCATCGAGGGTTAAGGACGCTTAAGAAATGCGATTTTATTAGGAAATTCACGAAAAAAGAGTATATGCTAAATCCAGATATTATGTTTAATGGGAATGATAGGCAATATTTTATAGTTAAGCATATGTGGGATACTCAAACTAGCAGGGGACTTAGAAGTGAGAGGACGAAAACGCCTTAAAGAGCCCATTCCTAGGGATGCGGCAATACTAGAAGCTTTGCGTGACAGGCATAAACCGTCCCATGTTGCCAGGACTTATGGTATTTCAAGGCAATATGTACATGAAATCGTGGAACGCTGGCCTGATCTTGCTCCTGAATGGTTGCTAGAGAGGATCCAGATGAAGAGAAAGAAGAGAAATGAGTAAAAACATAAATCTAGAACGGGCAGGTAAGAACGACTTATCGAGTACGGCGTGTGCTTTATTATTGCCACTTACTTTGTTATCTAATAAAAACAATGAGATAGATAAAAAAGAGTTTGTGAAAGCTGTCTCTTGGATTAAAGACTACCGTACTTGGGATAAATATTGGAGGGAGCTGGAGGAGAATGATGTCTTAGTTCGATTAGATAGCAGGAAATGGATGGTTTGCCCACATGTCTGCTATAGCGATGGGGTTTCTCATAATGACTTAATTACTAAATGGAATGAGGTTTGTAATGCAATTAACTAACTTACAAGATCTTGAAAGCAACACCGAGACCACCGACCACCTGACTAAAGAACAGCTGGCGGGTGCCCTGCCGGATAAACGGTTTCGTAAGCATTTAACTGACGATATCGTTGATATGATTAATTCTGAATCGGATTCAGAGCTGCGGCGCATGTTCCGGGATAACGCACTTACTTATTCTTCAGTTCTTTCTACTGGAAGATACTCCCTGGCTGCGTATATTAACGCAATTAAGTTTGTATCTCTGAAGCTAATGGGGGATAAGTCCTCTACGGCTTATAGTAAAGTTTTTCCGGATCGTTATCAGAATTTAATCGATAAGGGCGCTTCTGCATCCTATATCGCAAGCTTTGCGGATAACTACGGGAATAACGCGATAGTTACCAAGATACTGGAACAGACCTTGGTTCCTACGCATATATTGAATGCGGGTGTGTATCAGGAAGCTATCAATACACAGGCGGAATTGATGCGCACGGCTAAGTCCGAGATGGTTAGACAGAAAGCGGCTGAAAGTCTGATAACAAACTTGGCGGCGCCTGCTGCGGCTAAAGTGGAAATTGATATCGGTTATAGTAATGATATCGTTGAAGACCTACGAAACACCACTAGAGCCCTTGCTAAACAACAACTTACTATGATAATGAATGGGCAAGCTAGTGCTAAGGAAGTTGCTCATAGTGAGATACTAGCTAAGAAGGCGTTGCCAGAAACCACTTATGAGGTAATTGATGCCGACTAAAAAGACTGTAGATGAGTGGCTAAATAGTTGTAGTTACGAAGACGATCCGACATACGTACCTAGTGAGTTTGCTCTGGAGTTTATTTCGTTTGTCAAATTAGTCAATGGAGACAAAGGCGAAGAAAATAAAACTCCTGTAATCCACTACCAAATGCTGGACAAAATCGCCGGGAAAACCCAAAACACGGCGAACATGTGCGCCCGTGGGCTGGCCAAGACTACTATATTTGCGGAATACCTATTTCTCTATATAGCAGTTTATGGATCTATCCCTGGTTTTGGTGACGTAAACTATGCGCTGTATCTATCTGATAGTATTGAGAATGGTGTTAAAAAGATGCGCTTGCGTATAGAGCGGCGCTGTGAGAATAGTGAATTCTTAAAGTCGTTTATTAAAGAGTCTCGATTTACTGATATCAGATGGTACTTTAAAAATGCTGAGGGGAAAGAATTTGTAGTAACTGGGCATGGTGCTAAAACAGGAGTTCGTGGTACAGTAGAATTGAATACGAGACCGCAACTCGCTGTACTTGACGATCTACTCGGTGATGAAGATGCTAGGTCCGCGACAATTATTGAGAATGTTGAAAACACGGTCTACTCGGCTATTGATTATGCGTTACATCCAAATAAGCGTAAAGTCATATGGTCTGGAACTCCGTTTAATGCTAAGGACCCTCTATACAAAGCTGTTGAATCTGGTGTCTGGCATGTAAATGTCTACCCGGTTTGTGAGCAGTTCCCCTGCTCGGAAGAGGAATTTAGAGGCGCCTGGGAAGATCGCTTTAGCTATGAGTACGTTAGTAATCAATACCTTAAGGCTAAAGGAGCTGGTAAGTTAAATTCGTTTAATCAGGAAATGATGTTAAGAATCACCTCTGAAGAAGAGAGGCTGGTTAACGATTCTGATTTAATTTGGTATAAAAGAAATAACGTACTTCAAAATAGAGGAGCCTACAATTTTTACATTACTACGGACTTTGCTACATCTGATCGAGAACACGCCGACTTTAGCGTAATAAATGTATGGGCTTTGAATAATAATGGGGACTGGCTCTGGGTAGATGGATTTTCTAAAAGAGCATTGATGAACGAGACGATGGATGCGCTGTTCCGTTTAGTTCAGTCTTATAATCCTCAGGAAGTTGGTATTGAAACTACTGGACAGCAGGGTGGGTTTATTAGTTGGATACAGAATGAAATGGGTCAGCGCAACATATATTTTACGTTGTCTAAAGGTAAAAATAGTAATACTATAGGAATTAGGCCGACCAAGGATAAGATGAGCCGGTTTCAACAAAACGCAATACCGTTGTTTAAATCGCATAAAATATGGTTTCCTGAGGAATTAAAAGATAGCGAGGAGCTTGAGGAAATACTAGCTGAGTTATCATTAGCTACTTTCACAGGATTTAAAAGCAAGCATGACGATCACATTGATACTATTACTATGTTAGCTGAACTTAATGCATGGAAGCCGAGTGAAGTATCGACATATGAAGAACAGGAGGACCCACTCCAGGGCTCGGCAATGTGGGGAGACAACGATACCGATAAAACTCCGGGAGACAGCTCTTACTTTGTTTAGATAGGGGATACTATGAAAGTTTCGGAATATATTAATTACTTAGTTACTGGTGAATGCAGTAAGTTAGCTATTTCTAATGTTGGAGATATGACGGCAAATCCTAGCCCAGCTCCAACTGATGTTCAATTAGTCAATCAAGGCAAGTTTACTAATTATGTGAACTTAGCTAATTTAGCTTTGCATAAACGATTTCATCTATTGAAAAAAGATTATGAACTGGATCAACCTATAGACGGTGAAGAATATACATTACCTTCTGATTTTCTTGTTCCTATTCATGCTTACTATGCTTCAGATTTTGAACCCGTAGCTGTTAAAGATGAGGATGTTAAACTAGTATCAGGGGTTGACCAACATGTAGCTATTTTGTTGCCTGAACCGTTTAAAGCAGAAATTAAAGGAACGGATGCAGAAACTCCTAAACGGAATCAAATTATACTACGTTATGCAGCCGCACCGAAAACAGCTAAAAATACGTATACAGACTTAAAAATCAATCAAGTATATACAGAAGCTCTACTTAATTATGCAGCTTATAAAGCTCATGCAGCTATTAGCGGTATGATGAATGATGAAAATAACACTTACCTAATGCGATATGAATCCAGTTGTAAATCGCTTATTCAGTCAGGTATGTGGGGTAATAACGAAATAGAGATTAATACAAAATTAGAGGATAATGGATTTGTATAATTAGTTTGACATTTGACAGAACTAACGTATCTTATAGTTGCGCAGGGTGCCTACGCTGAGAACAACCTCTTATGATATTTAGGAGTTAACAATGGCATACTATGATGAGATACAAGTAGTAGCTAATGATACAAAGCCAGAAGTAAATCTTACCTTAAAAGATGCTAATACTGCTGCAACCGGTCTTACCTTAGACCCAGATGATTCATCTACCTGGGCTCCTATTGATATTAGTGATCCAATTATTAGAGTAAAATTCCGTGCATTAGGCGGGTCTAGTATTTTAGATACTATGACTTGTATAAAAATAGCTCCGTATACAGATGGAGCATGTTATATGCCTTGGGGTGCAACCACTTTAGCGGTTGCTGCTGGGACATATGAAGGTGAAATTGAATTAACTTATACAACTGGGGCTATTTGGACTTTATTTGATAGATTAAAATTTAAAGTACGAGCGGACTTCTAATGAGTGCTCCCATAGGAAAAGCTGAAGTTCATAGTGCTCGTGTAGCAGCGGAAGTTGTACTGGATTACGATAGTAAAAATAGGGAATTTAATCTTACAATTCCTTTAGCTGATGCACATACAGCTGTAATAACAAAACCAGCAATAAGTGATGTCTTTGCATTACTGGATGTTGCAGCGCTACACCCATCTAAAACACCTGCATATAGCGTCACTGTTTCAGATACGGCCTATAGAGAAATAGATAAAGCTATAGCAGATGGTTTTGCTTTAGATGATTCGGCATTAATAGACAAAGATTATGTCGGAACTAAAGGCAATGTCGCTACGATAACAGATATTCTTGGGCTGTTGTATGAACATCCTGTAGCTGATAGTTATAGTATGAGTGACGTAGTTGCCCAAGCTTGGGACTATGTTAGAAACTTTAATGATGCTATTTCATTAGGAGATGTTGAGTTT